GATGAACCAACTACCGCAACAGTTGATGTAACTGTGAATATAGCAGCTGACATTATGAAAGAGCTATCTGGTGAGTAATAAATACATACCTACAGCAGCTACGATACAACAGTTTGTATGGCGTAAGACTTACTTCGAATTTGATCAACCTAACCCAGTTTATTCATATATGATGATAGATCATCTCTATAGTGATGATGAGAGTAACACTAGAGCTATCAGAGCCTTCCGAGGAAGTTCTAAGAGTAGTAATGTGTGTTTAACAGCTTTACATCGCTGTGAGCTTCCAGATGCTTATTTTACAATGATAGTATCTGCTACAGCAACATTAGCTGAAGGACTCATTGCAGATATCAAAGTGTATATAGAAGGGTCATCTCTACCTTATACAGTTGTTAGAGCAGTAGCAAATGAGTTACATCTCAAATACAAAGGTAAGAATTACTATATACTTGGAGTAGGAGCTGGCTCTGCCTTACGTGGAACTAAACGTGGAGGCAAGAGAGCAGACCTGATTGTAACAGATGATCTTATGACTATGGAAATAGCTATGAATAAAGTTAGAAGCAGTAGACTCACTCGCTGGTATTACTCAGATCTTAGACCCAGCTTAGACCCAGTTACAGGACAGCTATGGACGATTGGAACACCAATGACTAAAGGTGATATCTTCGCCATCTTATGTGATAACAACCCAGTTATTGATATCCCACTGACTGATACGGCTTGGCCTGATAGGTTTACTCCTGAATGGATTGCTAAGACACGACAAGAGTATATTGACGCAGGTGTTCTAAGTGAATGGAAGCGTGAGATGGAGTTAGTTATTACAGATAGAGAGAATCAGGTCTTCGAGACAGCTAAGATTAAGTTTATAGGTGTTGAGGACCTACCAGAAGATCTAGTCTACTTTATGACAGTTGATGGAGCATTCTCTGAAAGGGAGACTGCAGATGTATCAGCAATCACCGTGTTAGGTGTAGACAGCTTCCAAAACTGGTATGCAATACCTTATGGATTAAAGGCAGCTCCTAACAAAGTAGGAGATAAAGTCTTAGAACTCGCAGCTCAATACAATGTAGATAATGTAGGCATTGAGAAAGGGTCGTTCAAACTTGCTATAGGACCTCACTTAGAGGAGATGATGCCGGCTTATCAAGTATGGTTCACTATACACGATCTCAATACAGCTGGAAGTAAGTTAAGTCGTATCAAAGCCTTAAGTGGTGTCATTAATACTGGTCGTCTTACTATCGTTGATGTTGGAGATGACTCTGAAGAACTCACAGATCAGATAGAGCTAACAACTCATGAAGGTGTTATGAGTACTCATGATGACTTCGTCGATAGTTTATGCCAGGCTTTACAGCTTGATACTACTTGGTATCCGCAACGTAAGCTTAGTAGAGAGGATTACCGACCGAGAAAGAATACTAAGAATAGTTATAATTAGATATAATTTTATAAAAATAGGAGATATTATGAGTGAGAAAAAGATGAATGATGCAGGTATTCTACAATACCTTGAAGCTACTCTGAGTGGAGCAACAAGCTATCACGCAGAAGCTTTAGGGGTTGCTCAAGCAAGCAGAGATGCTTACAATGGAGAACTACAAGGAAATGAAGATCCTAACTGGTCTAATATAGTTGTTAAAGATATTAAACGTATTGTTAATGGAGCTATACCTAGTCTTGTAGAACCATTCATGACAGATACCATAGTATCTCTTGATACCAATCAAGCTCAGATGGTTGATGGTTTAAAGAAAAGTGAAGCTTTACTAAACTATCAATGGGGTAATGTAATTGATCCTATGTCAACTGCAGAGCTTGCAGCTTACAACCAAATGATAGATGGAACAGCTTGGGCTATGACTGGATGGGATAAAAAGGGACACCCTACAGTTAATATAGTTCCATTTGAAAGTGTTATTCCAGATCCTTCTGCGTATGATGTAGATGATATGAAGTTTGTAATATATCGCCGTAAGGTTACAATATCAGATATCTTAAGCAATCCTAAGTGGTTTGGAAAGCATACGCTAGAAGGTCTGAATACACTCAGTTCTCCATCAACAAGTGAGTATGATCCAGATCCAGTCCCTGGTCGTGAAGACAGTTATGATCCAGGTAATAGAGCCCTGGAAGAAGTAGAAGTATTTGAATATTATGGATTACTTGACACAGATGGTAAAGGTATAGCAAAACCATTCCTCGGTATCTGGTCTAATGGCAAACTGTTACGTAGTGGAGATAATCCATATCCTGGATTTGTAATACCGTTTGATAGAGCAGTTTATTCTCGTAAACCATTTAGTGTTTATGGTGAAACTATTGAAGAACTTGTTGGTGATTACCAACGTCTACGAACAAGCATTACTCGTGGTATCATTGACAATATGGCTAACTCTAATAACGGTGTTAGATTTGTTAAGAAGAATGCTTTAGATGCTACTAACTTCCAAAGACTGTTAGACAATGAACGTGTTGTTGAACTGAATGTCGGTAAAGACGCTCCAGTTGCTAATGCTATTGAATATGGAAGTTTCAATCCACTACCAGCAGATGTTTACAAGATGCTTGAAGATACAATGAAAGAAGAAGAAAACATAACTGGTATCACTCGATACTCTGTTGGATCTGACTCTCGTTCATTAAATCAAACTGCAACTGGTATCGGTATCATTACAGATATGTCTCAACGTCGTCTTACATACCTTACAGCTCAGTTAGCAGTTATGTTTAAAGGTGTTATCTTGAAGTGGGCAAAACTAAATGCAGCCATAGTAACTGATGTGACAGTTAAAACACCTCGTGGATATATGCAGATAGCAGGTCCAGAACTTGTAGGTGATGAGTTTGGTATCACTATGAATACTCCAACAGCTGGCATTAAACAGAAGAAACAAGCTGACTTAACAGCTATGATTCAATCTTTAGCTCCATTGACTGGTCTTATTGGTCCTGAAGTATTACTTGGATTACTTACTGAGATGGCAGATCTTGCAACTATGCCTAAGCTTAGAAATGAGCTATATCGTATCACAGCTGAAGTTGAACAGAACAAGGGACAAATGTCTGAAGAACAACAACTTGCTCTACAGAAAGTTCAACTTGAGATGAGTAAGACTCAAAGTGAAACTATGGAGAATGTAGCATCAGCTAAGAAATCACAAGCAGACGCAGATCAAGCAAATATGGCTACTGTCTTAGCAAGCTTTGGAAATGCCGAGGTGACAATATAATGTCACTATATAATCCAGACACAAAGCAAGTCATTAAGCTTGCTGAGGACATCTTAAAGTTGCAAGACTTAGCTTTGTATCAGAGAGTGATCTCTGAAGCATATATGAGAGATATGAGTCATTCAATAGCTATGAGTTTTGATGCAAGCTCTGATGATATAGATGCTTTAAAGGCGATTGCTCATCTTAATAAGTGGTTGACTAATAAAGTTGAAGAAGCTAAAATACTCAAGAAATAAGATATAATTTTAAAAATACAAGGAAAGATAGATGGACAATACTGAATCTACACAACCTCAAGGTGATAATTCACAAGCAGTGATAGAGCAATCTACCACAGATACTCAATCAGAGCAACCGAAAGTGGTGGACTTCTGGGATGAGAACTTTAATGTAACGGATGGAGTGAATCCAACTGAACAACCAGCTGCAGATGCAGAGCCTGGTAAAACAGTAACTGAACCACAATCCGATAATACTGACTACACTGAACTATATGCTAAGCAACTAGATGGAGAAACTGATAAGCAGTTGGACAATCCTATCTTACTGAAGCATAAGGGTAAAGTGATAGATATAACATCAGCTAAAGAATTACGTGATTTAGCAGAGAGAGGTCTTGGATCTACAGCTAAATATCAAGAGATGGCTGAACAGCGTAAAATGCTAGACGGTATCACATCGGAAGATATTGATATGCTACGTAAGTTTAAAGCAGGTGATCAAACAGTTCTGAATGAATTAGCAACTCCACGTGAGTCTAATCAAGAGAATGAGATTGACACAGTTGCTCAAACTATACTAGATAGTAGTTATGCAGATGATTTTAAAGGATTAGTTGGTAATTTATCAGCTCCCGATAAAACACTGATCTCCACAGATCCTAGAGTATTACGTGGATTACAAATAGATTTTGAAAGTGGAACAGCTCAAAAGCTGATGCCACTTGTTGAAAGATATATGACAGTTAAAGGTCTTCCATTTATAGAAGCCTATACAACTGCAGGTAAAGAAATGTTTTCTGGAAGCAGAGAGAAAGCAGGCGAACAGCTTGTATCTCAGCCATCTGCTACCAGTTCAGTTACAACTACTCCGGAACAAGATGCTTGGGCTATGGACACAGCTTCATTTAACAAGATCATGAACCGTGGTAGATAACGTCGAAAGACAAAAGGAAAGAAAAGATGGCTTACAATAAATACAGTGATGGTAGATCAGAAAACGTTGCAGACAGTGGAACAGGTATCAATACATCGGAATTTTACGATCGTAACCTATTAGAGACAGCAAGAGAAAAGTTTATCGTATCTAACTTTACATCAAAGAAAACAATGCCTAAATACGAAGGTAATGGTGTAATCTTTAGTTACTATGAACCAATTCCTGCTTTCACTACACCTTTAGCTGAAGGTATCTCACCTGCCGCTTCTACACTAAGCAAAGTAAATATTAGAGCAACTATGAATGGTTACGGAGCTCATGTTCCTTTTACTGATGATTTAGATATTTATGGTGAAGATGGAGCAAGATTCAAATCTGACGTTACATCTAACTTAGGTGGAGCTGCTGGTGAAACTCAAGAAATGTTAATCTTTGCAGCTATTGAAGCATCTTCTACAACTATTGCATTCAATGTTTCTGCTGGACAAACAGTTAGAGATGCTGAGCTTACATTGCGTAAAGCTTTAGGAGCTAAGTTCACTACTATGATTACTGGTTCAACTAACTATGGAACATCTCCAGTTAGAGAAGCTTATGTAGGTCTTGTATCTGTTGATGGAGCTGTCCTTATTGAGAATGATGCTGACTTTATCAGTGTTGAGAATTATGGCTATTCAGATGGCTTACTTCCAGGTGAGAGAGGTTCTTATAAAGGTGTGAGAGTATGTGAGTCAACTCTTGTTGAGCAGAATGCAGCTGGACACGAACGTATGTTTGTATTAGCTGAAGAATCAGTATTTGAAACTGGTATTCGTGGTATGAAGAAAATTCAAACTATCATCAAAGAACTTGGTGAGAATGGTGACGATTCTTTAAATCAGAATGGTTCAGTGGGCTCGAAGTTCTCACTCGCGGTAGCATGTAGACCTGAGTGGGTATGCGACTGTGACCTTGAAGAAACTATCTAGGTTAATAATCTCGGTTTAAGCTAACACTATAAGATTTATAGAGCCCTACGGGGTTCTATTAAGTCTTAGGACTAAATTAATATGGAGCGTGACACATGTCAGATTCTAAAACAAAAGCAGTAAAGTTAGAAGATAGTAAATGGATAGATGTAATAGTAACTTATAGAGATCCAAACAATGAAACACCAGTAGTAAAAGTTGGTGGCAACAACGTAGTGATAGATGGTAAGATGACAATCAAACACTATACTATGCAAGTTGGTGAGCAGGTAACATTACCTGAATGCTTCGTTAAAGACCTTGAATATAGAAGCCATGTAATTAAAGGTAGAAATGGATCACCTAAAAAAGTTCCTATTCTAAACGTAGAGAAAGTGTAGTTTTTATCGAGGACTTTCGAGTCCTCTATTAAGAACTCCGTGAGTGATATACTCATAAAAAATAAATACGGAGATAGATATGACAACTAATCAAGCAGGTTTATATAATCAGTTAAACACAGCTAATGGGGGTGTTTGGAGTGATGCAGATGCAATGCAGATGCTCGGACAATATAATGGGAG